TAAAATAACTTAACATTTTGCTTGACTTTTAAGAAAAGTTTAGTATATTTGTAATGTGAACTAAGTAATTATGAATTAATAATTAAGGAACAAATAATAACAGAACAAATAAAAACAGAACAAAGATGAGTGAACAAAACAATCCGCTAGCTGCAATGTTAGCACAGTATGAGGCAAACAACAAGCCTAAGTACACAAAACAAAGTGAGTCTAATACATACGACTTAAAAAACTACTTTACAACATACATCAAAGAGGGTGTAAAGTCTGCAACAAAAAACATTCGTGTTTTACCTACATCAGATGGCTCAAGTCCATTTGTTGAAATGTATGGTCACCGAGTTCAAATCGATGGTGAGCGGAAAACACTTCCATGTTTGAAACATGAAAAAGATGAGGCATGTCCTTTCTGTGAAGCTAATGATGCTTTACGTGCAACTGGTAAAGATTCTGATAAAGAATTGGCTAAGAAATACAATGCTAAATTATTCTACGTTGTTAAAGTTATCGACAGAGACAAAGAAGAAGAAGGTGTTAAATTCTGGCGTTTTGCACATGATTGGAGAAAAGAAGGTATCTTAGACAAGATTCAAGGTGTATTGTTAGCAATCAAAAAAGATGTTACCCACCCAGAAACTGGTCGTGACTTATCTATCACAATCAACAGAAATCAATTAGGGAAACCAACCCTTTCTTCTATATCTCACTTAGACCCATCTCCATTATCAGAAGATGCTGATTTAGCAGCTGAATGGTTAGCGGATGATAGAACTTGGGAAAAGGTATATGCTGTTAAATCATATGACTTCATGGAAATCGTTGTTAAAGGTGGTACTCCAATGTGGGATAAAGATGAAAAACGTTTTGTTGACAAAGCATCAAAAACTGAAGGTGGTGATGGAATCGAAGAAGAAATCACAATCGGTGTTGAAAATGTAAAAGCTAACGTTACCGCTTCAACTACAAAATCACCAGTTACTAAAACTGTAAATGCTGAAGTAGAAAAAGAAGAAGACGAACTACCATTTTAATATGGTAAACAAATTAAAAAGGGGTAAGTGATTACCCCTTTTTTTCTCTAATATAATTATAATTCTAATAATAAATACACATGGCTAAGAAACCAGAAAAGAAAGCGATTGAAAAAAAACCATTTGATTTAGATGCGTTTTTAGAATCAGAAAAAATTAACTCAGAGCCAAAAGATAAAGAATTATCTTGGGTTCCATTATCAAAAGCATGGCATGATGCTTTAAAATTACCAGGTTTTCCACGTGGTTACGTATCTCTAGTTAGAGGTTACTCAAATACTGGTAAATCTACAGCTTTTTACGAAGCAATTGCTGGTTGTCAAAAAATTGGTGACTTAGCTATTGTTATTGAAACTGAAGGTAACTGGAATACAGAACACGCAAAACAAGTAGGTGTTAAATTCAAAGAGATTGTTGATGAGAAAACTGGTGAGATAACTGAAAAACCAGACGGATTCATCCTTATGAGAAGTAGTGATTTGTACAACCGTTATAAAAACTATAATCACCAAGAAAGTAAAATGATGACTAAACCTACAAGACTTGAACCAGTTATTGAGGATGTTTCATTATTCATTAGTGAAATGATTCAAAACCAAGAAGAGGGTATCATCAATAAAAACATGTGTTTTCTATGGGATTCAATTGGTACGCTTAACTGTTATAAATCTGCTTGCTCTAACACATCAAACAATATGTGGAACGCTGGTGCAATGGGTGCATTCCAAGCGATTGTAAACTTTAAAATTCCATCTAGTCGTTCTGAAGAAAGTGAATACACAAACACTATGATTTGTGTTCAAAAGATTTGGTTAGATAACATGAATGGAACTGTTGTTAAACATAAAGGTGGTGAGTTCATGTTTTTTAATTCAAGAATCATTGTTCACATCGGTGGTATATTAACACATGGAACTAAAAAATTAACAGCTAAAGCATTGAATCAAGATTTCCAATATGGAACTGAAGCAAAAATCAGATGTGAGAAAAACCACGTAACTGGTATTGAAAGAAACGGTACGATTGCTTCAACACCACATGGATATGTTAATCCAGATGAGTTGGATGCTTATAAAACAAAAAATAGAAAATTCATACACGATGCATTGAATGTTAGTTATGATGTTGAGTTAGAATACACTGAAACTGAAGGAACCATGGAAGGTGACGATATCAGAGAATAGTATTATTTATCGAAACGATTCATTTAAAATTAGTTGTTTTACCAATCTTCCCATATTTATAAATATGGGAAGAAGGTTAACAACAGAAGAATTTATAATAAAAGCTAAAAAAGTTCATGGTGATAAATATAAATATTTAAATGAATATTTAGGCTCTAAAAAATACATGTTGATTGAATGTGGTGTACATGGTGAATTTGAACAAAAACCTAATTGTCATTTAAACGGTGATGGTTGTTCTAAATGTAGTGGAAAATATAAACCAACTAACGAAGAATTTATAATAAAAGCTAAATCAATACATGGTGATAGATACGACTATTCAACTTCATTTTATATAAACAATAAAACAAAGATTGAAATCACATGTTCAATGCATGGTATCTTTAAACAAACACCAGATTGTCATATTAATAAAAAACAAGGGTGTCCAGTTTGTGGTACTAAACAAAACGCAACAAATGAAGAATTTATTACCAAAACTAATTTAATTCATGGTAATAAATATGATTATTCACTAGTGGAATATATAAATTCAAAAACAAAGGTAAAAATAATATGTCCAATGCACGGTGTATTTGAGCAAACACCAAATAATCACATATTCGGTTATGGGTGTGTTAGATGTAATGGACCAATAATAACTGATTTTATTCAAAAAGCTAAAAGTATTCATAATAATAAATATGATTATTCACTAGTGGAATATGTTAATAGTAATGTTAAAATTAATATATTATGTCCTAAACATGGAGTATTTAGTCAAAAATTAAATGACCACTTATATGGTAATGGTTGTCCAATATGTAGAGAATCTATTGGTGAAAAAAAAATTAGGACTTATCTGTTAGATAATAAAATAAATTTTCTTCCACAACATAGATTCAAAGATTGTAAATATAAAAACACACTACCGTTTGATTTCTATCTACCAGAACATAATATATGTATTGAATATAATGGTGTTCAACATTACGAATATAGAAAGTTTTTTCATAGAACAAAAAACGCATTAAGTATACAACAATTAAAAGACAACATCAAAAAACAATATTGTGATATTAATGGTATTAGTTTATTAATTATTAAATATGATGAAAATATTAATAATAAACTTAATAAAATTTGCTAACACTAATTTATATTAGTATATTTGTGTAATAACATATTAATTACGATATATGAATAAAAGACCACCAAGAGACGGAAGTGTTAAAATTAAAACTAAAAATACATTACTCATCGATGGTGGGGCTTTATTTAAAACTGGTTACCATGGAGCAAAAAGCATGTATAATTCAGAAGGTAAACCCATCGGTGGCGTTTACCAATTTCTTACAATACTACGAAAGATGCTAACTGAAGACCTATACCATAGAGTATATGTGTTTTGGGATGGTAACTTTAGTGGTAAGTTAAGATATGACATTTACAAACCATACAAAAGTGGTCGTGGTAAAAACTACGAAACTGGAACACAACCTACAGATGAGGATGAATTGCTTCAAAGAAGACGTGTATGGGATTATCTCAATGAAATGCATATAAGACAGCTTAAACATGAAGTTATTGAAGGAGACGACTTCATAGCCTACTACTGTCTAAAGAAACAACCAAATGAAAAGATTACTATTGTAACAAACGATAGAGACATGGCTCAATTGATTGATAAAGATGTAAAAATTTACTTCTGTGACAAATCAATTAAGAATTATGTTGACAACACCAATTTTTTATCGTACTTTTGCTATAGTTACGAAAATGGTGCATTGGTTAAAACAATGATTGGTGATAATAGCGATACCATAAGTGGTATAAAAGGGCTAAAAGAGAAAACACTAATTAATCTATTCCCAATGTTAAGTGAAAGGAAATTAACTTTAAACGAAATAATAGATGAAGCTAAAAGGCAACAATTAGAAAGAACAGAAAACAAGAAGAAACCATTAAAGATATTAGATAATATTGTTAATTGTGTTACAGAAGGTGTTCAAGGTAAAAAACTTTATGAGATTAATCATAAATTGGTAAACCTAAAAGAACCAATGATGACACAAGATGGTGTAGAGCAATTAGAAGAATTAATTGTGGGTTTCATAGATGAATTTGAGTTCAAAGAAGTTTATGATATGATGGTAAAAGATGGGTTAGATAAAGAAATGGGTGAATACCGATATCAAGATTTTTTAGTCCCTTTTAAAAGTTTATTAAAAAGAGAAATAACAAGTCCTAAAAACAATTAACATGGCAACAACAGAAACTAGAAAAACAGAAACAAAAAATACTGAAAATACAAGAAAATTCGAAGAACAAAGATTTGAATTCGTATTATTTATTAATGACCATATCATTTGTCAAAGATTTTTTGACATCAGAAACTTCAACGAAGATTCAGTTAAGTCATTAGAGTTAAAAGACCTTATGGATAATATCATAGGTGTAAACAATGGGGATTTTGGTAGATTAGGTATCATACCTAACTTCTTAAAGAAAAAAGCTCAAACTTATTTATGGGATAATTATAATCCATATCATATTCAAAAAGATGAGAATACTAAAACATCAACTGATAAAATTGATAACTTTCAATTTGAAATCAAAGTAGATAAAAAAGTAATCTCTAAAGGTATATTCTCTGGTAATCTATTCCCACCAAAGGTTAGGTATTCAGTAGATATTAAAGAAATCATCCCATCAATAATTAATGAGATTAGATATTCTTTGGCACAAAAAAAATATACAATTTTAGAGACAAACTTAGCAGTCTAGTATATTTATTAATACAAAAGTTTTAAAATAAAAATAACATAATACATGGCAAAGATAGAAAAAGATACATTAGAGTTCTTAGGATTTGATTATCAATATAAATTATTAGCACAAATATTAACAGATAAAAGATTTGCTAATTCAATCATTGATATTCTTGATGCTAATTATTTCAAGGATGAACATTTAAAGTTGATAACTGTCGCCATAAAAGATGCCAAAGAAGAATACGATATTATCCCAGATTTTAGTAGTATTGAATTCAGAATGTTAGATAACATCACAAATCCACAAACAAGGAAGTATGTTTTAGGTCAATTAAAAAGAATCAAAGAAACAAGTCTTAATGATACATTGAAAGTTCAAGAAGTTGCAATGAAGTTTTGCAAAACTCAAGAACTTAAAAAATCAATAAAACAAATTGCTGCGATTATCGATAAAGGTGATACTGATGAGTATGAAAAATGTGAATCTATCTTAAGACAAGCGTTGGAACATGGTGATAGTAAAGATGACGGAATGGATGTCTTACACGACCTTGAAAGTGTATTAGATGAAGATTTTAGAAAACCAATACCAACTGGTATCAAAGGATTAGATGAAATCATGGATGGTGGATTATCCAAAGGAGAATTAGCAGTTATACTGGCTCCTTTTGGGGTAGGGAAAACGACCATGATGACCAAAATATGTAATACCGCTATGAATGAGGGACATAAGGTCCTTCAAATCTTCTTCGAAGATATGCCTAGAGTTATTCAAAGAAAACATTTAGCATGTTGGTCTGGTCACGATTTAAATAGTCTTGTCTTACATAAGGATGACCTTATTAAGATGGGTAAAAATATGACAGCATCTTCTAAAAATGGTACTGGTGAAATTAAACTTAAAAAATTCTCTAGTGATGGTACAACAATACCAATGATTAGACAATATATAAGACAACAAATAGCTAGTGGGTTTAGACCAGATTTAATCACATTGGATTATATCGATTGTGTGACACCATCAAAGAAATTCGATGATGTTAATGCTGGTGAGGGTGCAGTTATGAGACAATTTGAAGCAATGTTATCTGAATTAGATTTAGCTGGGTGGACAGCTGTTCAAGGTAATAGATGCATTTTGTTAAACTCTGAAGTTCAGACAGTTAGGCTTGGTAAAAGTGAAATAAAAGATATTATATTAGGTGACAAAATATTAACACATGATGGTTATAAAAAAGTTACACATATCTTTCCTATTGAAAAACAACCAGTATATAAGATAAAATTAAAATCTGGTAAGGAAATAACTGTATCTAAAAAACACTTATTTCCCACCGAAGATGGTCGATACTTATCAATACAAAATGGGTTAAATATTGGGGATAAATTATTAACAAAAAAATAATATTATTTTTTTTTTTGTATTGCTGTTTATCTTTTTCATAATTATAATATATTTATTATAAACGTTAATTATGAAAAAGATTATAACCGAAGAATTATTAAATAGAAAAATTTTTGAGACGTTAGATAAATCTAAAATAACTGAAAGACATTTAAGTGAAATAGATAAAATATTAGAAGTGTATAATTGTCAAACGATAAAGAATAGATTAAAAAATATTTATGATTTTATTAAATACGATGTTGATGGTGATTGGTTAGATAGGATTGATATAATCAGAACTGTATTAGTGAATGATGTAATGTCAGAGTACGCTTTAGAGATAAGATACGGTAAAGAAAATGTTGGTATTATCAAAAAAGAATTATCTAAAAAGGTTTCACATACATTAGAAAAATTTGTAGAAAAATATGGTGAAGTTGATGGTAATATTAAATGGCAAGAATTTAAGGAAAAAAGTAAGACACCTTGGGGTTTGGATTCTTGTATTAAAAAATATGGTGAGGTTGATGGTGTCATTAAATGGAAAGAACGTTTAAATAAAAAAATAAATACCCAAAATGAAAGAAAGAAAATTAAACCATATAGAAATGGTAGGACCCTAACGGAATATCAAAATAGATACGGAGTTAAAGATGGGTATGATAAATGGTTAAAACGAAACAATAATCATAGTTATCGTTTTTCTAAAAAGTATTATATTGAAACATATGGTGATAAAATTGGTGATGAAAAATGGTTAGAATATAAATTATCCATGAATAAAACTAGTTTAACATCATTTATAAGTCGTTATGGTGAAATTGAGGGTAATATAAAATATAAAAACCATATAACTAAATTATTTAAAAGTGGTTTATTTTATAGTAAAATATCTCAAGAGTTATTTTATTTAATTTATGATAAAATAGATAAAGTAAAACATAAAGAGATAAGATTTGCGAAATTAAATGGTGAGGAAATTTTTTACGATAAGATTAATAACAACACTATATTAGTTGATTTTAAATGTGGCAATAAAATAATTGAGTTTGATGGTGATTATTGGCATTCAACCCCAAAACAAATTGAAAAAGATGTTTTAAGAGACAAGTATTTAATTTCTAAAGGGTATGATATATTAAGGATTAAGGAAAGTGATTATAAAAATGATAAAGAAAAAATAATTACTCAATGTTTAATGTTTTTAAATAATTAATTAGTATATTTGTATATTATAAATAAATTTAATAAAAAAAAAGATGGAAAAACACGGTTTAAATTTAGATGATTTTATTTTAGATGAAATTGAAAGTATTGAGTTAATTGGTGAAGAAGACACTATTGATATAACAGTTGAAGACACACATATGTTTTACGCTAATGACATATACACGCATAATTCATCTATTTCTGCTGAAGTAGTTGAGGCTAACCAAATGGGTGGGTCAATCAAGAAAGGTCAAATTGGTCACTTTATTGTATCAATAGCAAAAACACTTGACCAAAAAGATGAAGGTACAGCTACAATGGCTATACTTAAATCACGTTTTGGTAAAGATGGTATGATTTTCCCTAATATTATATTTGATAACGCTAGAATTCAAATTGAAATGGGGGATGCTGAACCAAGTGGTCAAAATAGAACACAATACAAAAATGGTGTTGCTGAAAAAGAACAAAACCATATAAACGCTGTATTATCAGCAAGAAAAGCAACAAAAAATAATTAAAATGGAAGAACCTATATTAAAACATAATTCAGATAGATTTGTAATTTTTCCAATTATTCATCAAGATATTTGGGATTATTACGAAACAGCATTTGATGCTATGTGGACACAGAAAGAAGTGGACTTATCTAAAGATATTGACCATTGGAATAACAAACTAACAGACAACGAACGTTTTTTCATAACAAACGTATTGGCATTCTTTGCAGCATCTGATGGTATTGTAAATGAAAACTTAGCTGAGAATTTTTTAAAAGAAGTTCAATATAGTGAAGCTAAGTTTTTCTATGGTTTTCAAATTATGATGGAGAATATTCATAGTCACATGTATTCTTTGCTTATTGATACATATATCAAAGATGCTGAAGAACGCAGTAAAGCATTCAAAGCTATTGAATATATGCCACCAGTAAAGAAAAAGGCTGATTGGGCTTTAAAATGGATTGAATCAGAATCATTTGCTGAAAGATTAGTAGCATTTGCTGCCGTTGAAGGTATATTCTTTTCTGGGTCGTTTTGTAGTATATTTTATTTGAAATCAAGAGGTTTAATGCCAGGTTTGTGTGATGCAAACGCATTTATTTCTCGTGATGAAGCATTGCATTGTGACTTTGCAATTCACCTAGTAAATAATCACTTGGTTAATAAACCTACACAAGAAAGAATTAGAGAGATTTTATTATCTGCATTAGAAATTGAGAAAGAATTCATTACTGAATCATTACCAGTGTCGCTTATTGGTATGAACGCTGAATTGATGAAACAGTATTTGGAATTTGTTGTTGATGGTTTATTACTACAATTTAATTGCGATAAAGAGTTTAATTCAAAAAATCCATTTGAATTTATGAACCAAATTGCATTGAAAACAAAACAGAACTTTTTCGAAGGGCGTTCTACAGAATATAAATCAGCTGATTTAAGTGGTCCAATATCATTTGACGAAGAAATATAAAACAATAAATTATGCAAGTATTAAAAAGAAATGGAAACAAAATTGATTTTAATCCTAGTAGAATACTTACTAGGATTAAAAAACAATCTGAAGGTCTAAAAGTAAATGCTGATGAAGTATTTATCAAAGTTACACAAGGTTTAGCTGATAACATGACAACAAATCAATTAGATGATTTGATTTCAGTTGTTGCTGAATCTTTGGCTATGAATCACCCAGATTACTCTAAATTAGCTGCCAACATTGCTATCAGTAAGTTACATAAAGAAACTGAAGATAACTTTATGAAAGCAACTAAAAAGATGTACAACGGTGGGTTATTAAATGACAAATACTACGAAAAAGTTAAAGAAAACATCGAATTGATTGAATCAGTTATTGATTATAAAAGAGATTTTCAATTTGATTACTTTGGATGGTGTTCACTTAAAGATATTTATCTATTAAAACTAGGTAATGGTAGTGTTGTCGAAAGACCACAACACATGTATATCAGAGTTGCACTTATGATTACAAACAACCCAGTTGATTTCATTGAGAAATACAATGATTTAAGTCAACAAAAAGAATCACCAGCAACGCCAATAAAAATAAACATTGGTACTAAGATTGCTCAGATTGCGTCTTGTAATCTATCTATTGTTCCAGATGATTCAACTGAAGGATTATTAAGTATGTTAGGTAGATTATCAATATCATCATCTAAAGCTGAAGGTATTGGTTTAGCTGTCTCTAATATACGTTCTAGAGAAACCAACGTTGGTAATTCAGATGGTAAAGCTGGTGGTATTTTGAAATACTTAAAAGTTATTAATGAAGCATTAAGATTTTGGAACCAAAGAGGTAAAAGACCAGGTTCTTGTGCCGTTTATATCGAACCATGGCATAAAGATGTTTTTGATGTCTTGGATATCAGAAAGAAAACTGGTGATGAAACATTAAGGGCTCGAGACTTATTTACAGCATTATGGATTCCTAATAACTTTATGAGAGCAGTTGAAACCAATGGTGATTGGTATTTATTTTGCCCTCACGACATCAAAACAGCTGGTTTAAAACCATTGTATGAGATTTATGGGGATGAATATGAAGTTGAGTATAACAAAGCTGTTGAAATGGGTTTAGGTACAAAAATTAAAGCACATGACTTATGGCTTAAAATCCTCGAAGCTCAAATTGAAACTGGTATGCCATATATGTGTTTCAAAGACCATGTTAATGAGAAATCTAACCACAAAAATTTTGGGGTTATTCATTCTAGTAATTTGTGTTCAGAAATTGTTCAAGTAACTGATAAAGATACCACAGCAATCTGCACACTTACATCTATTCCAGTTCAAAAATTCGTTAAGGATGGTACATATGATTTTGTTGAATTAGGTCGTGTTGCACGTTCTATTACAAAATCGCTTAATATTGCAATTGAAATCAATGAGTATTCAACACCAGAAGGTAGAAAAGGTGGGTTAGAACAAAGAGCATTGGGTATTGGTATCCAAGGTTTGGCTGATGTTTTTGCCATGCTTAAATTACCGTTTACATCTTCAGATTCCAGATTGTTAAATAAAAACATATTTGAAACGATATATTTTAATGCATTGAGACAATCATGTGACTTAGCTAAAGAAAGTGGGTTAACATATGCACATTATGAAGGCTCACCAATATCTCAAGGCATATTTCAATGGGAAATGTGGGGTCTTAAAGAAGATGAGTTAAGTGGTATGTTTGATTGGACTGGATTACGAGAAGATATCATCAAATACGGTGTTAGAAACTCTCTTGTAACAACTTGTCCACCAACAGCCAGCTCAGCTCGTGTAATCGGCTCTAATGAAGCATTTGAACCATTTACGTCTAACTTATATGTACGTAAAGTAACTGGTGGTGAGTTTGCAATGGTGAATAAATATTTAGTTAAGGATTTAGAAAAATTAAACTTATGGAACAGAGAAATTCTTAATGAATTAATCAAAAACGAAGGTAGTGTTCAAAACATACCAGTTATTCCACAAGAAATAAAAGAAGTATATAAAACAGTTTGGGAAATATCACAAAAATCATTGATTGAGATGTCAGCTGAAAGAGGTCCTTTTATTGACCAATCTCAAAGTCTTAACATTTTCTTTGATACACCAACTGTTGGTAAACTAACAACAGCACATACATTAGGTTGGAAATTAGGGTTAAAAACTGGTCAGTACTACTTAAGAAGTCAATCAGTTGAAAACAAAGCTAAACACTTAGCTATAGATATGGATAAGAATAAAGCCCCAGAAAAACCAGTAGATAGCCAATTTGAATGTTTTGGTTGTTCAAGCTAATAAATTAAGGTCCTTATATAGGACCTTTTTTTATTTACTGTATTTACTTATAAAAATTTAATAGTATAATATTTATTTAATAAACAAAGTTATGGGTAGTAAATCTTATATAAATATAAATTTTCCTTTTAAGAATAGTGCTAATGGGTTCTTTTTGGATTTAAATTCAAATGAAGACGCAGCTATAAAGGCTGATTTGATGCATTTAATACTTACTAGAAAGGGTCAAAGACTTTATCTACCAGATTTTGGTACTGAATTACTTAGGTTCATATTTGAACCAAATGATGATTTAACATTATCCATGATTAAAGATGAAATAAAGACTGTTGTTAAAAAATATTTACCTAATTTATCGATAACTGACATAAAAGTAACTGAATCAGAATTTAGTGAATTTGCTGTTGTGGTAAACATAAACTACACAATAATAGATGGAGTTTTCCAAACAGAAGATTTTGTAACAATTAACATTTAATCATATACTTTTTATTACCACAATCGTATATTCTATATAAACCTCTTCCCAACATAATCTGATGTTCTGATTTAAACGGGTCAAACCCTTCTTTAACTAGAACATCTTTTCTGTATTTAAACCTATACTCTCTTTTTTTATTAATTATGTAGAAATAGTTAGGTTTTGAATCGTGAATAAAATTAAACCCTAATTTTTTGTATAAATCACCTTGACTCCATCTTCGGTCAGCGTAACTAATAATTTCTTTTGGGTTATATGTGTTAATAAAGTATTTTAATAGTTTATCAGCCCCTCCAATAACCGTTGTGTTTAGTTTATTACAGAATCTAAGTAGTTCATACTGATTTGAGTTACCACCCATCATTATCCTACCTTTACCAAATGTCATTAGACTAACTAATTCATCGTTATAATACAATCCTAATTTAATACTTGAATTCACATTACCTTGTATATGATTATCATCCAAAAATGTTTTAGAGACTTTAGGTGACACTTCTCGTATTATGGTTTTTCTACCGTATATTTTATTTGGTGTTAACCCTAGTATATTTGATAGTCTAGATTTAACTATATCTTGCTTATTTATCCACTCATCCTCAAATATATGGATAAGTTGAATACCTTTTTTTTCACATTCAATTGTTTTATTTATATGATAATCTGAAGAAACATATTCTTCAGAATGCCAATACAACCCATTATATTCAATGGCTAAATTATGTGATGGGATGTATATATCTAGTTCTTTACCTTTTAATATTGTTCTATTATTTTCTTCTATTTTAACATTTAATGATTCAATAAAATAAGCCACATCTTTTTCATCGTTGGAAATACTATTACTACAGCTAGGACATCCAAAACCATTTTTATGTGAATCACATCGTTGATTAAATTCTCCATGGATATCACAAATAATTTTAACTTTTTTAGTTATACCATTATATTGAACTAAAGAATAATCGTATTTGTTATTATGAATTAAAGAAGATACTCTAATAAACGAATCATTATCATGTATTTTATCTAAACATTTATAACAACCTTGTTTTTTTGATAAATGATTATTTGGGGATTGTTCAAAAACACCATGTGTTGGGCAAATTATTTTAACTTTTGTGTGTGAGTTAACATAATCTACATTTGTATAATCATAATTATCTCCATGTATTTCTTTAGCTTTTAGAATAAATAAAGTTTTATCCATACCACTAGTACCACCACAATATAAACATCCCTTACCACTTAAATGGTTACTTGGTGATTGTTCAAAAACACCATGTGTTGGACAAATGATTTTAACTTTGGTTTTTGAGTTAATATAATCAACCAAAGAGTAGGAATATTTATCTCCATGTATTTCTTCAGCTTCAGTTATAAAACCCAAAGAACCTTTTCTTTGTGTATCACTAACAACTTTACGTGAACATTTTGGACAAGATTGACCATTCAAATGTTTATTTGGTGCTTGTTCAAAAATACCATGAATTGGACAAATTATTTTAACTTTAGCCATATTATTAATATAATCAACTAACGTATAATCATATTTATCACCATGCATTTCTTTAGCTTCAGTTATAAATTCTCCTAGTGTCTTTTTTTTCAATATTTATTGTTTATTTAACTAAACACAAATATAGTGAAAATATTAACAAATACAACATTTATTAATTTTATTTTTTTATTATATTTATAATAAACAAAACAAATATGGCAAATAAAGGAATTGGGTACACAAGTAGAACATTCGCGGACATAAGAGCTGAATTAATAGATATGGTTAGGAAATATTATCCAGACATATTTAATGATTTTAATGATGCTAGTGTTGGTATGATGCTTTTAGAGCTAAATGCGGCTGTTGGTGATATGTTATCAGTAAACACCGATAGGATGTTTCAAGAGACACAAATAGATTATGCACAAGAGAAAAAATCAGTAATGTCTTTAGCTAGAACATTTGGATTAAAGATACCTGGGAAAAGACCATCAGTAACCATTGTTGATTTTAGTGTTAAAGTTCCAGTTTTTGGTGATACATTTGATTCATCATATGCACCAATAATTAGAGCTGGTGCACAAGTAACTGGAGGTGGTAAAGTATTTGAAACGAGTAACGATGTTGATTTCTCTAATCCATTTACTGTTGGTGGTATACCAAATAGATTAATTATACCTAATGTAGATTCGAATGGTACTATCATTAACTATACACTTACCAAAAGAGAAATGGTTATTAATGGGTTTACTAAGATATTTAAAAGGGTAATAAATTCTAATGATGTTAGACCATTCTTTGAATTATCATTACCAGACGATAATGTTATTTCTATTGATTCAGTGATTTCATTGCAAGGTACTGATTTTGTTACCCAGCCAACTAACACACAATTCTTAGATATTACAAAC